ACGCTGGCAGCACTGGGTTTAGGTCCGACTGAGCAGTTGATCGCAGAGCGTCAGGCTATGCAGCAGCAGCCGCAGAGATTCTCCGGCGGCGGTCCTGTGAAGTCCGGGTTACAAATCCTCGGCCGCAGCGCAGCACAAGTGGCGCGCCGTAAGCAGCTCCGTGACCAGATCGATCCGATCAAGGCCCGGATGTCAGAACTGGACGAGATCATCAAAGACCCATCCAAAGGCACAGCCCGTGGCGCAGCGCGGCTGGAAAAAAACAAGTTAGAATCTGAGCTGAAGCCTCTTCAGAAACAGCTCACCGATTTGTATACGAACAAGTAATGAACCGCTATTACTAAGGCCAGTCTCGCTCGCCACGGTCATACAACTGACCGTCGAGCGGGCGTTCCTTTTTCTTTTTTTTAAAGATCTTGTCGTAGTTATCTTCGAAAGCTTTACGGTCTTCGGGGCGACGTTTGCTGCCCTTACCACCGTGCCATTTATCAGACATAAATCCTCCTAATGAAAGTGTCGGCTTGCGATTACGACAGCCGACGTGCCGTCCTACAACTGCTGCTCTACCGGAGTTCTCAATTCAAGTAGTCCAGCTCTATCAATCGCTGACAGGGAGGGAATCAACCGGCAGCGCCTGCGCCGCCTACACCCTTTAACACGTTCAGCACGACGTCACGCTTGATGTCGTCTGCACTGGTTTCAGTCTCTGGATTCGCAATGTCTTCAGCCGCGTGCACATCGCTCGCGTATGTTGCACCGGTCTTCACGTTGGTAATCACTACAGTTTCTTCAGTGGTGGTAGCCATGGTATCTCCTATTTCATCCACGTTCGCCATTTCTCATTGAGCACTTCGTCCGCCAAAGACTTCTTGTTGATCAAGGCGGTAAAGATCATCTCGTCAGTTGTGCCGGGAGAGTACAGGTCAACATACGTGACGTTGTTCTTCTGCCCGATACGATGAGCTCGGTCTTCCGACTGGAGCCGCACCTCTAAATTATAGTTGTTACTGTAGTAGACCACAGTATGCGCAGCCGTCAGGGTCAAGCCATAGCCTGCGGTTGTCGGGTTTCCGACGAAAAAGCGTAGTTTGCTGTCAGGATTCTGGAATCGTTCGACGATATTCTGACGCTCATCCGCCGGGGTATCACCGTAGAAGGTGGCGACCGATTCGGCTCCATAAGCCTTTGCTAATTCACGCTCAATGCGTTGGATGTCGTACCGCCATGTGGCCCAGATGATTAGTTTTCCTTCTGTCTCATCAATAACATTCATCAGCTCGTCGATGCGGTTGTTCTTCAGCTCGACGATCTCGTCGTCATCGTTCTTCACAAAGCCGCAGGTGATCTGCTGAAGGCGCAGGAGTTGCGTGATCACCTCGGTTACGCTGACCTCACTGCCATCCTCTAAGAGGGTCATGGCGAGTTCTTTCATGTTCCGGTAAGCCTTGGCCTGCTCGTCGCTCAGCGGCACCTCACGGCGCGTGTAGATCTTCTCAGGCAAGTCGAGGCAGTGCTCCTTCAACGCACGATAACTGTACGGGCCGATGCCGTCTGTCAAATCTTTTACGTTTCTGTAGCCGATGATCTGGTCATAGAAGTGGGCGCCGGTCGAGCGGCGCACGGTGATGGCGTGATGGTTCTTGAATGCGTAGTACGACTGGAAGCCGAGGATGTGCTTATCCAAGAAATAAAACTGAGCGTAAAGATCGAGCGGCGACTGGGTGACCGGTGAGCCGGTAGCGATGCGGCGGAAACGAGCGCCTTTGCTCAGCTTCACAATGGCCTTGGTCCGCTTGGCCGAGGCGTTCTTGATTGTCGTGCTCTCATCGACCGCCATGAACATCTTGCCCGAGTTCAGAAACCGCTGCGCAAATTCCGCGCCCTTCTTGGTTGAAAACGCTTCGACATTCATCACCAGAACACGCAAGCCCGGCATGAGCGGGTTGATGATCTGCTCGAGCGCAGCTTTTTCTTTTGCCTTCGGGCTCGGGTTCCACGGCGTGGCGGTGTATTGAATATGGTCAGCCATGTGGACCGGGATTTCCTGTCGATCCCAGTTGCGATACACGCCCTTCGGAGCAATGATCAGAGCGCCATCGATCCTGCCCTTGTCATAGAGCATAGCAATGTTGTCGATCAAGACCTTTGACTTGCCCGTACCCATTTCCATGAGCAACGCATACTCGGTCTTGTCCCACGATCTTTTCAGTGCTTCCAACTGATGTTGGTAAGGCTTTGTCTTGAAGCTGTATTCCATGGCTTCCTCCTTTCTGCGGCCCATGTTATGATCGCAAGATCTTTATGTCAACAGAAAGGAGACAGCACCATGACGGTTTACGTCGTTCAGGAAGTACAAGGTAGAGACATCATCGGCGCTATGAAATATGGGCAGCTTGTTTCCTTGCTTCCGCCGGGCAATCAGATCGTATTAAGCGCACAGCCGGTTGTACGCAGCCTGAACCGTTCGTTGAAGAACTTCTCAGATGACGATTACTTGCTGTGCATGGGGGACCCAACAGCCATCGGTATCGCCACGGCCATTGCTGCTCGACACAATCGCGGCCGGGTCAAGTTCCTGAAGTGGGACAAGCGGGAGTTCACGTACTACCCGATCGAGATCGATATCTCCGGGGCTGAGGTCTAGAGGAAAAAAGCTATTTGCAAAAAAATCCCGGCTAGTGCCGGGATAAGGTTAGGCCATCACACCTAGAGGAGGATTAGTGAACGATGCAATCAGCTTCACGCATGCTGATTGTAGCTTTTTCGGTCGTGTCTTCAAGCACCTCGGTATATTCGTCGAGCATCGATAAAACGACCGCCAGATCCTGCTCCTCAGTGGAGTGAATCGAATCCCGGGCAGCGTCCACGAGGAAGTATGCCGTGGTCCACAACAGCGAGGTGAGGATCTCAGCCCGCGTTAGGTTACCGTTCGACAACACCTTGACATTCGCAAGGTGCACGTTCAAAAGTTCTTGTGAAACCTCAGCGTCGAAGACGCTTTTTAACCAACTGTTATCCATCAGTCTTTCCTGTATCGGAAGCTTTCAAATCCTTCGGCCCCGATGGGCAAGCCTGCGGCCCAGTCGGGTAGGTCTATCATTATTTGTTTAAGTACTGGTAGACCATCAAAGTCTTCCGGCACATCAATCACCAGTTCGTCGTGCACCGAGATGACAACAGGAAGGTTTTCCTCTTCGCATTTTACCCAAGCATGGGCAAGCAGGTCACGCGCTACAGCCTGCGTAACATTCTCCACCAGCTTGCCGCCATACGTATCTGTGATGCCGTACATGCTATCGCGAAACTTAATCTTGTTCCCCTGCAAGAACGCACCCGGATAGATCAGCACGCGGCCTGACGGCAGCGCAAGACGCAGGTATCGATTCTTGTATTGGAACTTCAGATTGCGGTAGCTGATTACTGTGCCTTCTTGAAGGATAGCTTTCCGCGCATGTTCTTCCACACCGTGCCAATACTTGACGACGTTCTTATTGCTCTTGCGCCAGCCGTCAACGATCGACATGGCTCGCTCGTCTTCCACTTGCACACCGTAATTATTCGCCATGCTGATAAAAGCACCAGCCGCACCTTGATAGCCGAGCGCCAGAACCGCCACTTTGCCGATAAACCGTTCATCTTTTGTGATGTCCTCCATCTTCTTGTTGTAGATACCGGCAGCCGCGTGCTCGTACATCTTGCCGTGGCCCCGGAAAACTTCGAGGGTATCTTCTTGCCCGGCTAGCCAAGCAAGCACTCGCGCCTCGATCGCTGAGTAGTCGCAGATGGCGAGCTTGTTGCCCGGGCTGGCGGTGAACATACCGCGCAGGCAGGAGCTCGCAATCTCAAATATGCTTTTGTTGTACAGCATCTCCGCCCATTCAAGATCGCCGGTCTTCAACGCTTCGACTCCGCCGTCGATATCCTTCATCGAACCTCGCGGAAGATTCTGCGGCTGGGCTCCGCGACCGGACCATCGGCCTGTCGAAGCACCGTGGTACATCAATGATCCCCGCAGCCGTCCATCGTTGTCGGTGCGATTAATCAGTGAGTCGTACTTAGCTGTCGAGGTCTTGCCCACGTCCTGTCGAAGCTCGAGCACTTCGCGCACATGCTGCGGTAGATCCGTTCTTAAAAGATCCGACACGGTCTGCTTGCGCAGATTGTCTGTGTCGACGCCTTGCTCTTGCACCCATTTCGTCAGCAAAGCTACCCGGCTGAGTGCGTCTTCCGGCAAACCGTACTTAGGCATACGTGCGAAGGCACGCTCCCGCCCCTGCGCCAACATATCGACCACGGTCTTGCAGGTCGGCACGTCGACGAACACACCGCGCTCGTTGTACGCGTTGGTTGTCTGAAAGACTTTCTCTTCCATGTCAGACAGCGGCCGGACCTTCTTGGCAAGCATCGATTCCGTGACGACGTCTTGCTTGCAATATTCATGCAGCCGTTCAATCTGTTCCGGCAGCTCCCAGTACTTGGCAGGGTTTAGCTTGGATGGACGACGAGGCTTCGCCATCTTCTTCATCAGCTTGCTGCCTTCCATGTCTTTCTTGACCGGCAGCTTCAGCGCTTCAACCGCTTTCTCCAGAGAGCGCGGGAGCGACATAGCTGCAACCATGGCTGCCGTATCGCGGCGCTGCCACAGCGGGATACGAGGCCAGCCGAGGGTGTGTTCCCAGATGTTGGCGTCGAACTCGATATTGTGCGCTACGAACAGCGTGCCGAGTTCAACGTGTCGAATAATTTCGTGTGGCTTAGGATCGCCCTTACGCCATAGTTTGATATCGCCTTCGTCAATGCGGTATGCAAGACACATAGCTTCCGTGCTCGGATGCTTGGCATACACGTACGCGCCGACGTCTTTAACGTCAAGCTCGCTTCTTGTTTCAAAGTCGAAGTGGATCATTCTTTCTTTCTAAATTAAAAGGCCCCCCGAAGGGGGCCACAATAGCCGATGAGCTCGACCTTACAGATCCATGTCGTCGTCGTCTAAGTCTTCGAAGTCCATGTCTGCATTTGTGCGTGAGCCGAACGGTTCGCCATCACGTAGTTTCTGAACGTTGTTCAGAGCAAAGGACACGCCTTTGTTGCCTGCCGTATCGTAAGCAAAAGCTACGACAGAAGCTCGGGCATAACACCCACCATAGAACTCGGAGTCATCCAAGATCGGCTGCTTAGCACGGTCTACGACCTGTGGCTTAGTCTTCGTGTTTGCCTTGATGGCAACCATTCCGGCATAGCCGTCGTATTCCTTCTCGTCGCCATCGACAAATGGCATGCGAAGATTCTTAGGAATCTTGTCGCCCCACTTCTCTTTAGCGGCTTCGTCAGCGGCCTTCTTCAGATCCGAAATGTCAGAATCCTTCGGGAACAGCATCGTGACGCTGAACTTAGGCTCCTGACCTTCGAACGCCGTAGCCTTAAAGACTGACGGGAAAGACACGCGGAACTCTTTGGTAACAATACGCTTACTCATATCTACTTTCTCCATAGACTGGGATTATTGGAAAGCGGTGCATCAATCGAAATCGAGATCAGCTACCGTAGTTAAGGCGTTTCGAGGATCGCCCTCTGGCGCCAGTGTTGGCTTTGCAGGTGACTGCTCCACCAACTTGTCATCTGCTAGGTCGGGCCGAAGCTTGAAGACTTTCGCCGGTGACAGAAGCTTAGTTTCGTACAGGTCAGGGAACGTGTCAACGGGGAACATGCCTTCAACACCGTTGATCCACTTTCGATTTCCTTTACGCCCGGCAACAAGCTTATAGCCGGGAGGCGGGTTGCCTTCTGCTGCACGGTTCAAAGCCTGAATCGCAACAGCATCCAAGAACGAGCGGATCAAATCAGCTTTCGCTAATACTTCACCGATCTGTTCGTTGGTCAGCACGCTGACGTCACGCGTAGCATCAAGGTCGTTGAAGTCATCAAGCTGAGCCGGGCATACGCCAAGCGCAGGACACCAACGACAGTGATCGCCTTGCACGAGCGGAGCGTTGGGGAGACGTGTGGCCTTGACTGCTTGCGTGAAGTCACGCTCCCAGTTGTCCATGTCTTCCTTGTTCCACACCGTGGACGTAACGCCATCAATGACACGAGGCTGCACGATATAGGCTTCGATCTTCTTCAGGTCATACGATCTAAAGGGACCGAGAGCATAGAACGCAAGCTGCGGATTGTTCTCCGCCGCCACGCGCACGCCCTTGCCGTACTTCAGATCGAAGATAATCGCATTGTCGTATGGCTTGACGAGCATGGCATCGTTGGTGCCGAACATGCGCTCATCGATCCAAGACAGATCGACTTTGCTTTCGACAAACAAATGATAGCCGTCCTTCATCTTCTCGCGCACAAGGTCCAAGTAAACCTGTACGTGAGCCGCCATCTCGTCATCGACCGTGAACCCGTTGTACTCATCGCCAATACAGTCCGCCGCGTTCATGCCTAGCTTCAAACAATCTTCCGCTAGTTCATGAGCCGCAGTGCCCTCACGGGCGTAGACTGATCCTCCGTCATCATCTTCTCTTGGTACCTGCTCGGACAGATGTACTGATCCTGCGCAGGTCATCCACCGCTTGGCGCTCGAGGCGCCAACGATGGAATGGGCGGGTGGTTCAAAGGTCATCGAGTCGCTCCTGTGCACAAGGTTCAACACACCACACGCGAATACCGTCTTCGTCGTGCTCAGTACGCATTGTGAACTTGCCGCCAAAGAGCTTTTGAGTACGATGGATTGCCGACGCAACCGCAGCACGCAATTGCTTCATCGTCTTCTGTTCACGCGGAACAAAGAACGAATCGTTCTCTTCCATCTTCTTGAACGGGTAATGCCGTTGCTGTTTGACCGGGATGTTCTTTTCAATTTCCATAATTAAATCCTTTCGAACAGCGCATACATCAAGACAAATGCGATAACAACGCTAGCAACAATCCACCACCAAAAATCCAAGTCAGTGAAATCCACGCCGAGCAATGGTCGATCTTCGTCTCGAGACGTGAGATAACGATGTCGTCGATCTGACTCCGGGGTACGTTGAACCTCACGCTCAAGCCGTCCAAGTACCCGCTCAGAAAATCCGGCAGTTGATCCATGGTCAGTGGTTCAGTCGTAGGTTGTGGGGCAGGGGCTACGCGAGACTGCTTCACTTTGCCCTTGCCCTTCTTGCTGTAACGCACAACCGTTCCCTGCGATACGCCAACTAGCTCGGACGTAGCTTTGATTGAGTAACCTTTGTTACGCAGGCTTACGATCTCTTTCACTTTCTTTTCGTCAATCTTTCTCATCTTCTTTCTCCTAAAAGTTGGTCCGAAACTGGTTTAGTCTCGGCATGATGTCTCTGTTCAGCTCCGTTGCTAAATCAGAGAGTTCCTTAGCCACGTCAGCCGTTTCATCTATGGCTGCGCTCTCAAACAAAAACACTGCATCTTTGAACCGCCGTTGGAAATGCAATAGCTTTGCTTCCACAATGGCCTTGTCGCCGACGCGGAAGTCTTTCCACTCTTGATAATCATCGACCTGATCTTCACGATCATCGATCGAGTAAGGACATTCATAACTCATAGCTCTTCTCCTTTCTGGGTATATGAGTCTAGCAGATCTAGTGCGTGCAGTACAGTCACACACTTTAACTGCGCTTCATAATTGCTCGGTCGACTCGCCAACACTTTATTTGCTGCTCCAAGTTTCACAACAAGCGAAGTGCGAAAGCCGCGCAAGGTCTTTAGCTCTTTTCGCATACAGACGTGTCTTTCAAATCCATCATGAATTCCGCATCGATACGGCGTGTCAGCTCCTTTATTTCTACGGTCATATCGATATGGCGGGGGTCGTTGTTGTTGACTAATGTCCGCGCCGCCAGTAACTGTCTGCGGCGGTCTATCATTTCTTGAAACGTCATGTGTTCTTCTCCTTTAGCTTGGCGTAGGTCAGTCATTTTCTTCGACCGTCGGTTGTTTTAATCTCCAAAATCCACCCACGGGTCGTCTATCTCTACCCATTTGTCTTCGGATGGGACGTGCTGCCAACTCTGATCAATGTGTTCATAGGTGAATTCGTTTGTATACCAGCCGAGCTTACCGTTAGGATCAATCCAAGCGAATAGCCTGATCGTACCGGCCGGGCGGTAATCAAAATCATCCCAGTACCACCCCGGGTCAGAATCTAAAACCCATTCTTTACCCGTAATATGCCGCTCAATCTCACCACCATCGACATAGTGCTGCATGATCTCGATAATCTCTTTTGTTCCTTCTCTAGTCACGATGCCACTCCTTGTGCAGCCGACCAATGATCCAGTCGCGCTCTTTCGAAAGCTTCTGGTACTCAGGTGAGTCGTGCCTCAGTGCAGACTCAGGTCCGTCCTTACCCATCTTGGTCTTGCGTGAGATCTTCAGCATCTCTTTGCAGACCGTCATCAATTTCACACGCAAGCGCATGACGTGTGGGTTGTGCAGGAACTCAGGATTACGTGCCTTCACGTGCAATCTCCTTGTACTCACCGCACCATGCGTTATCGACTGTCGTCGGCCACGCCCACCAGATGGCGTTGTCGGATTGATTAAGAACCGTTTCCAACTGATCAGGGGTTTGCGTCATTCCGAATTCAGTCAGGATCCAAGGGATGTCCATGGTCGGAGGCTTACGACGGCACAAGCCTTCGCCTCTCGCTTGGTGCTCAGGATCCCAGTACATACAGGTTTCACATTTCATCTTCTGGACTCCAGTTGTCGTGATAGACGAACGCGAAGGTTTCAGCGTCGGTCTTTATCAGGTGTACAGGCGGGGCATTTGGCAATTCTCCGCTGTATGCACGCGCTTGGATTTCTACAACCAAGCGAATGTAGATCTCAGCCGCCATTTCTTCCTGTGTCATGCTGCCTCCTTTTCATTGATCACGTAGTCGTTAACCGCATCGCCGATCACAAAAGCAATGAGCGCCTTTTCGCTGCGAAGTCGCGCTTCGGAACTGTTCATCAAGCTGTTCGTATCGTTATAAAACCAGACTTGCTTGACGACGTTTTCAACAAATCCGCTCGCACGTTGCACGTTGTCGCCCTTCGCATCACGGGCATACATCGGGTCGTAATTCCTGTCGAACATAACTTCCGTTCCGTCGGCAGTGATGTACATGCCGTAAGGCAAGACGTCGTTCAGTTCTACTTGGTTGTCCAGATCGTCGGCTTTAATGAATTTAAAAGTCATAGCTTTTTTCCTTTCTTCAGTTCTAGGTAAGCATCGGCATAGGTTCGCCGATCGTGATTTCGTCCCATTGCACGGCCCAGAGATCACGCTCTCGGTCGTACCGCAGGAAGACAATGAATGGCCTCATTCGGCCATCTCCGCCATCAGTGCGTGGTAATCCGAAGGATCAACCGACGCAAGGTTGTCGCCGTACTTGGCGATGATTGCCTTGGCAACATCCTTGCCGTGCTTCTTGGCATAATTCTGTGCGACCTTTCGTACGGCCTCTTCATCAGGATAATTAAAAGTTTCCTGCTTGACGGGCTCCGCGACTTCAGGTACAGGTGTCGCCTCGATCTTGGCTTCCGGCATCTCAACAAGCGTTTGGATATTGGCTGCCATTTCGTTACGCGCCATGGCCCAGTGCACATTGGCGAGTTGGGTGTATAGCTCAGCTACACGGGCGTAGTAGTTCATACAGTTCTCCTTTCTTCGTTGTGAACGTGCTGCTGATATTACGCCGTTGATCAGGGATGTCAACCCCCTGTGATGAAAAAAAGTATTGGCATAAAGTATTGACAGAAAGTTGAGAAGGATAGAAGATGACCCCACGGTATCTGAGAGACGCGCCTGATCACGTCGCGGAGCTTTTGATCAATGCCGGTGTGACTTCGCACCGCTTGTTCTTAGCCCGGTTTTTCGTAGACGTGATGTTCGGCATCGACCAATACGTCGAGGTGCAGGCGCGGATTCTGTGGCGTTGGATCAAGGCCGTCGAGGCAGGCAACCGGTACAAGCGACCGCATTTACCGGTCTCGAAGATCGGCACGGGGCCTCGGGGCACGTTCCCATTGGTCGCCAATGCGTATGGGATCCTGTACGCCGAGGATACCTACGGCAAGATGAAACCGCTCTTGCCAAAGAAAGAGAAGACGAAGGCCATCCGCCGGGGAAAGCTCGTCGAGTGGGCCGAAGAGGATCGCAAGTACTTACGCACGCTCACGGGCCGGTACTGCACTGAAGAACAGAAGGCTGAGCGCCGTGCGCTTATAAAGCTTGTAACAACAACCTACGCAGACCGAAACGTACTGCGCCGCCTATACCAGCCGGGCGATCTGATCCGGGGTGAGTTGGCAAGGAGAATGAAGGATGACAATAGGGGAGTGGATTGACGAGAAAGGCGCGACGTTCGTGGCCTACCATCTCGGGATCACAGAAAGCGCCGTGCATTCATGGCGCTCGGGCGCACGCAAACCCAGACCAGAACACGCTAAGCGCTTGCTCTGCCTTGCCAATGGCGAGCTCGCTTGGGAGGACATCTACGGCCCCGTTGCCCAATGTGACGAGGCTTAATTATGAGTCCGTATCAGGAGTACGCAGACCAACTGCGTAAGGCGGGCTTTACTCCCCTGCCGATTGCACCGAACAGCAAGAAGCCCATTCACGATGGGTGGACTGGATTCTTAGAGAACCCGCCGTCAGACGCTGAGTACGCAGAATGGAGCCAGAAGTACAACAGCACGCATGGCGTGGGTGTTGTCACCGGCCATGTCATCGCAGTCGACGTGGATTTCTACGAGAAGGAAACCTCTACCGCCATCGCCAAGATGGTGCTCGCAGAATTGGGTGACGCCCCGAAGCGTGTCGGCCAGAAGCCCAAGGTGCTTTTGGTCTACCGCAACGAAGGCGATCCGTTCCCCAAGCTCACCGGCGCCAAGTTCCAGAAGGAAGGCTACGACAACAGCCGCGTTGAGGTCCTCGCCAAGGGGCAGCAGTTCATTGCCTACGGCACGCACAAGGACACCGGCCGTCCGTATAAATACCTCGGCGAAGATCTCGTCTCGTTTGGTTTTGATTTCCTCGAGCCGGTCAGCCTCGAACAGCTTGAATCCGTGCTGCAAAAGGCCGAAGAGATTGCTGTCGCCCATGGTTGGGAGAAGATTTCCGAGGGCAGGCAGGGTGCAGGCGGCACGTTAGGTTTGAATCAGGCGGTGATCGAGGATGTCGACTTCCCGCTCGAGACCCCAGAGCGCGTCAAGGCAGCCTTGCGGCACATCGACGCGTCGGACTACGACACGTGGATTGAGATCGGACAGGCGCTGCACTCGACCATGGCAGGGCAGGAAGCATTTGAAATCTGGGATGAGTGGTCTGCCACGGCAGACAACTACGATTCCGGGCAGATGGAAGCCAAGTGGAAATCGTTCCGACATGTTGATGGCGGCGTAACGATCGGCACGCTCTATCACCGCGCCCGCATCGCCGGGTGGATTGAAGAGGAAGAGCGCGAGGAGCGTCCGTCGACACAACAGGGCTACGTGGACCGCTACTGGTTCATGGAAGAGGGATCGAACGTGGTCGACGAGCAGATGCCCGCGCACCATGCGATCTTAAAGTTGCAGGATTTTAAGAACTCCCATCGCAATAATTTTTTCATGGAGCAGCGCCGTAATGGTCCTGTCCGTGTCCGTTTTGCAGATTGGTGGATGGAAGCCCCGCAGCGCCGGACCTTACGCGGCGAGACGTACATACCCAAGGACAAGCGCTTCATCGGCAGCAACCCTGTCTTCTTCAACACCTACGAAGGTCCGGGCCTCGAGCTCGTCCCAGCCGTGGACCAAGTGCGGATCCAACCGTTTCTCGATCACGTGGAATATCTGTGCGAGTCGCAGGAAAGCCGGGAGCGCCTGCTCGACTGGTGCGCCATCAACGTACAGCGCCCAGACGTGAAGCTTCCGTATGCCATCCTGCTGTATTCCCCGCATCACGGGGTGGGCAAGGGGTGGTTCGCGGACGTCATGTCCGAGATGGTCGGGCGGCACAACGCGTCCACATGCTCGGCGGAACAACTGTCCGGGCAGGGCTCGGCCTACAATGAATACATGTACCAGTCCGTGCTGACCTTGGTACATGAAGTCCGGGCCAAGAATCGTTTCGAGATGACCGACCGGATCAAGAACCTGATCACCGAACCGTGGCAGCACATCAACCTGAAGTACGGGGCACAGGGCACGAAGCAGGTCTTCAACAACTTCCTGTTCATGTCCAACCACCCGGACGCCATGGCGATTACCGATGAGGATCGTCGCGTAGATATTATCCAGATCGATGCGGAACCGAGGGATGCGGCTTATTACTCGGGTTTATTTGCGTGGTTAAAAGATCGGGTGAACTTAAACCATCTTTACACGTATTTATATTCACGGGACCTGACCAAATTTGACCCGGCAGATCGCCCAGAAAAGACGGTCCAGAAGCAGGCCATGATCGACGCTTCAAAAACCGAACTCGAGACCATTTTATTTGACGGGATTGAGAGCGCAGATTTAATTCTGGCCCGAGACATTATTCAATGGAAAGATATTTATAAATACCTTGAAGTGGAAATGTACGACGGGATGCGGAAGCTCAATGCGTCCGAAAAGAATCAGACGCGACATGCGTTGGAACGGTTCATCATGGCGAAGTATCCGTCAGACCAAGCGGTATACCGTATGTTCAATAGTGGCTCGGGGTATCAGCTAAAAGTCGAAGGTAAGAATAGACGCGTGATTGCTATCCGTAATGTTCTAAACTACGCTCATATCTCTAGTGGATCTAGTCTCAGGTATCACAATGAAAAGATACGCAATGAGTATAGTCGTCTAGTAGATGTAATAGGAGATGACCTGTGAGTCCCAAAGGCGTCCCAAAGCTTTGGGCCCTCGGAAACGTAGGCCCAGTAAGGGTTTTCGGGGAATCGTCCCAAGTCCCAAAGGTTTTCTACTTGGGCGTAAAAATGTGTAATATCCTACTATTTTGTATTGTTATTATATTTTCTATTTATGGTTTTAAAAGTGTTGGGACTTGGTACAGAATAGGGTTAAGCACATGAATTTAAACGACTTTTTCCGTCCCAAGACCTTTGGGACTGCTTTGGGACGCTGGGACGCAGCAAAATGGAGGGCTGAAGCATGAACAGCGACGATGAGTTCCTTGACGCGCACGCTGACGTAGGAGAACCGATGATTGAGGAAGGAAGTATTCCTGCGTATGAGGGACGGCAGACACCTGACCTGCGCGGTGGAAATAATCCTCCGCCGAAAGTGCGGACGATTAATGCGGCCGAAGAAAGTTTTGCGAAAGCTTATTCGCGTGGAGATTGTTCAATAAAACATGCGTTGCGATTAGCAGGTTATTCGGAAACAACGGTTATTCGAAAAGCCAGTGAGATTTTGGATCCGAGTAAAAATCCGCACGTGGTCGAGCGGGTTAAAGAATTGCAGGAAGAAAATGCAAAGCGGCACGGGATTGATTTGGAGCGGCATCTTCGCGACCTGATGACGATTCGTGATGCGGCCATGGACGCCGGGTCGTTTGCGGCTGCGGTGTCGGCGGAGAAGATCCGAGGATCGGCGGCAGGGCTGCATATCGATCGCAAGGAGATCCTGCACGGGAAGATCGACCAGATGACGAAGGAGCAAGTGATTGCTCGGCTGAAGGAGATTCAGGAGCAGCACGGGGTGTCCGTGTTTCAGATACCGACTGATGTGATCGAAGGAGAATTGGCGGATGAAGGAGAAGGACCTGTGGGCGAAGATCAGGACGGGGACGAAGGGGATTGGGATCCACTGGACGAGGATCGAGAGTAGGGCAGGCCCCGGTGTTCCTGATGTGAATGGATGCTATGCGGGTGTGGAGGTATGGCTTGAGTTGAAATTATCCAGAGGCAATAGGGTGAACCTATCGGAGTTCCAGACCAATTGGATTGAGCGAAGAATCAAGGCGGGCGGGGTGGCATGGATCATTGTTCTGCCCGTCGCCCAAAGGCTACCGGAATATTTTCCGGCGGGGTCCAAGCCTCCAATTTTACTCTACTTCGGCACCCAAGCGCGAGCGCTCATGGAGCAAGGCATTGCTCTGCGCCCCCATCGAATGCTCTGCGCCCCCTACAACTGGACAGAGTTTGCCTCTGAGACCTTCTCTGCGGGCCCCAGAGACGAGATCTCTGCGCCCTCGGGTCCTGACACCTCTGCGCCCCCGATCGTGGCTTAGAACCCTTATATGAATAAAGTTTATTTTGTCATAGAAATTGTTTATTATTACACGCTAGTTGCGCTGTACACTACAACGTTTATTCAGTACTAGCAACGCTTGACATACTAGACGTTCTGCAGCATACTGTGCACTCCTACAACGACAACGGGAGCGCATATCATGCTCAAAACTATAGACAAATCTTCGAATTCTAAAACGGGACCGATCGCCGTGACCTATCGCGCCGGGGCGCAGTCTTGTTTCGGCACTTGCCCGGGCACATGCTCGCTTAATCCTGAAAAGAAATCGGGCGCAAGCGAGATTGACAGCGACTACCTACACGCACTGCGCCGCGCAGTACCGCGCAACGGGCAGGCGTTTACCTATACGCACTTCGACTATCACCGGATCCCGGCATGGGTGCCCGGCGAAACCGTGATTAACTACAGTGCCGACACACTCGGCGACGCGCTCAGGGCGCATAACTCCGGGCGCCCTACTGTGCTCACGGCGCCGGTCGGCATGGATTATCCGCGCAGGGTCGAAACGGTAAAGATTGTCACATGCCCGGCTGAACTGCGGCACGACGTGCAATGCGCGAACTGCGGCAACGGGCGCCCGCTCTGCGCTCGCGCTGATCGCAATTTTATTGTTCTCTTTCACGCACACGGCACGCAGGCAAAACGCGTCGGGACAGATACGGGCGGATGCTATGGATCGGGCGGGCACGTTCGCGTGCATTGGAACAAAACAATGCAGCAAGCGCCGAGCAATGACGCCGAGACTCTGCGCAAATGGGCGCGCAGTCTGCCGCCGGGCTCAATCATTCGACACCATGTTGTAGGTGACATCGGCCGCGGCTGATTGTCTTGCCCGGGCTCTTGCCCGGGCTTTTTATTTTGCTCTGCGCCCCCGGCGCAGTGCTCTGCGCCCCCGGGCATTGGAGAAAAACGTGCTTATTTCTCAAAAAGAAATTGAAGACAAGCTTGGCGTCAAAGCCATTGAAGATCTCGCCGACATTGTCGCCGAATACCTTATCGAAGCAGGGTTTCGGCCGATCGCATTCGACTATACGTTATCAGTTGAATTCGAAGAAGAATAGTACTTGCAACACGCAATCAACCGCGTATAATCCGTAGGTGTCGGGGGGCAATCCCGCACCCGGCAGAACTTAGAAAGGAAAAGAAAATGAAAGTAAAAACCTACGGCTTGTATCTTGACCTTGACCTCGCTCGCAATCGTTTGGAATTGCCGAACGGCCGCGAGATTGTGGACGTTTATTACAGTGCGCTCGCCGATTGGGGTGTGGTGCTCGCCTTTCAGGGCGAGAATGACGCCGCGCCTTGGGTGACGTGGGAATTCTACCGGGGCGACCTCGCCACTACTGCGGCAGGGCACTACTTCAAAACCCGGCAGCAGGCGTATCGCGACTTCGCCGATCGGATCGACTGTGTAGACAGCGATGCGGAAGTTTTCCGTGAACGCGCCGAAGAGCAGAAGCTCCGCGCCGTCTAACCATCACGCCGCCCTTCGGGGCGGCTTACTTGGAGAATCAAAATGCAAACTGAAATCCGCAAGAATCACCGGAAGCAATGGGAGATTACGTCTTACATCCCATTGCCTGAGAAGCGCGAGTTGCGAGTCTTCACTGTAAAAGATGAAGGCGGCACGGTTTCATCCCGCGCCATGGTAGGCGTGCGTCTCCCGCATTCTTTCCTAACCAAGATACACGGCGACTTCTACGCTAGAATTCAAACAAAAGCCGTACCCCGGGCAACGCAGAAAGCCGTGCAGGAAGTGCACAACGTGGCAATCGATATCTATTTACCGCACCTCATGGAGCGTGTGCGAGAGCACTACGGCGACGGCTACTTTAAACGGGAAAAAGAATTGGGAGAGTAAAACCAAGCGCCCTTCGGGGCGCTTTCTTTTTGCGTGCTCTGCGCCCCCGGCGCAGTGCTCTGCGCCCCCGGCGATAGCCCGGCCCTTGCGGCGCAGCCCCAGGGTTCCTGACTATTTCAGTCAGGTATATTAAGATCTTTTATATAGTACCAGGGCGTACTATTTCGTTCTAGGGCATTGCATTCGGTTTTGTTTTTGTTTTAAAATAGCGGCACGCTTTCGGGATGGGCCCGGGGGCGCCTACAACTTTGGAGATTAATCTCATGACTTTAATGTACAACAGCAAAAACGACGTAGTTATGACCCGCGACCAGATCGCTATGCTTCCGACACCGGCCCCGGTCGGTCGGTTTCATCACCCGGTACCATTCGCCGAGACGATCGATCTCACCATGGGCGCATTGGAGCGCAACGGCTTTGAGATCCGTTCGCCTGAGTTTGCGGTCCAGAAGGATCATCAACGCTTTTTCGGCCTGATGGAGATCGCCTTAGAAGGCCGGTTTGAATCGGAGTACACATGGACCGTCGGCCTTCGCGGATCGCACGACCAGTCAGTGCCGCGCGGCATCACGATCGGATCACGCGTTCTGGTCTGTTCTAACCTTTGTTTCCATGGCGATCTAGCGACCGTTCACACAAAACAAACCTTGAACGTGAATATGCGCCTTCCGGCCATGATCAATAATGCCGTGACTTTGCTACCGGAACGGATCGCCCGGCAGGATGAGATCTTCGACCGCATGCGTCGCCAAGAGGTGCGCGGATCGGTCGGAGATGCCGCTCTGGTCGCTATGTATCGCAAGGGCGCGTTCACTAGCGCCGAGCTCGGGCGTGCGGCCATGGAATGGCAGGCGCCATCCTTCGAAGAGCACGCGCAGGACGGCTTCACAGCATGGCGCCTGCTTCAAGCTGCTACGCAGGCTGTGAAGCCGGTTGGCCAGTCTGGTAACCATGACACCATCCGACAGCGCACCCAGATTGCATCGGGATGGATTGAGCATCATCTGCTAGCGGCATAATCCGCAGCGCCCCGGCTTCGGCCGGGGTTTTTATTTCTGTAATCAGTATCAATTTGAGATTGCGCTCTCCCATGTAGACCGATCGGCCTAGACTGGAAAGGAAAGCGCGGGCAAGGTCTCGCGGCCGCGTGAATGTGAGGGCTCTGCGCCCCCGGCGATGAGGGCTCTGCGCCCCCGGCGATGAGGGCTCTGCGCCCCCGGCGATAGACCCGATCGGGTCTGGAGATAAAAGGCCCCGTCTTTCGACGGGGCAAACCCTACAGGAGATTTATCCAAGCGTAGCGATAAAGATCGCGGCCGCGACGCCGACGATCCACAAAACAATAGCCAAGGCCTCGACGATTAACGCTCGAAGATCCAGACCACGAAAGCGACTAAAGCGATTATGAGTATCCATGCTGCGGCCATCCTTTTTCCTTTCTGAAATTGCGCGACAGTATTTGTCGCGTGCGCCTAGTATAGCATCGTCTAGTACCAGGTCAAACATCGGACACAAAAAAAGGCCCCCAGTCTGGGGGCCTTGTGGTTTAGTCTTTGACTTGATCAATCAATTCGTAGACTTGATGAATGGCTGCGACAGCCTCCTTCTCTCGACCTGTGATCATCATCAGCTCGAAGTACTGGAGTCTGAATCGCAACCGGTCTTTAAGACTGCGGGCCGTGTGATCGAGCTCGGTTGCAGTCCATCCGTCTGGGCGATCTTCGCCGACAAAGGTATGAGTACTCATTCTTCTTTCTCCTGAAAAGGCCCGGGCCTTGCGGCCCGGGGTTTGGGTTTAGGCGGCCTTCTGGTCTACCTTCGCTTGCACTCGCAAGGTATTGACCTCGACCGTCTTGCTATGCTCCTCGATCCATTCCGGCCCGTAGTGCTGCCGGAACCATGAGAGCGGTTGCATCATGGTGCGTTCGGACTGGCTCCAAGCGATCGAGTAAAGATCGCCCGATACCTTAAAGATCCCGCATCCGGCCATCCAGTCCTTCAGCTCCTTTCCGACTTCATCGATCTGGGCCTCGAGGATTTTGACCTGCGCCTTCATCAGCGCGTACTGGTCAACCTTTGTTTTGATGCTCATAGCATTCTCCTTTCTGTAGGTTTAAAGATCAGGCCAAGCGCTTTGTTTGCCTTGGCAGAGCCAAGGTTATAGATGTGCTATGCATACTGCAAGCACTATTTGTACTATCTGCACTAGACTTTTCTATACCCTATTAATGCAGCTTATGCGCCTTTCCGTGTAGACCATTCGGCCTACACTGGGAAGAGTCCGGCCGGCAAGGTCTCGCCTTGCGTGTTTGTCTCCTTTTGAGTCCTGAGCCCTAAACCGATTTCTGCGCTTCCGGCTGGTGAGCGAATCGATAGACCGCCGGAGGCGCCGCTGTGTTTGGGTGTAATATAAGGATCTGCACACTGAATCTTGTTTCGTAAAGTTATCGACCCCAAAAAATTTTTTGCAAAAACGAAAACTTATTGACCCTACAAATTACTCAGGTATTTGACTATACAAAGTTGAACAAAACGAGGTAATCTATCGTTCATGGCTATTGACGTTTCGCTGCTACCGGAAGAAGCAGCGCGAGAGCTCCTTACTCTCACCAATCAACTTGAACAACTGAAGCTGCGCGAACAGGCGCACGATAGCTTCTTGTCTTTCGTAAAGATGGTGTACCCCAACTTCATCGAGGGGAAACATCACCGAGTCTTTGCCAAAAAGCTCGAAGGCATCCGCGATGGGACGATCAAACGCCTGATCGTGAACATGCCGCCTCGACATTCAAAGTCTGAGTTTGCATCGTTCCTTTTCCCCGCATGGATTCTGGGCCACAAACCCGACCTCAAGATCATTCAGGCAACGCACACCGGCGAATTGGCGACCCGATTCGGTCGTAAGATGAAACACCTGATCGATTCACCCGACTATCACGCTCTGTTCCCTGATACCCGACTGCGTGCCGACTCTCAGGCTGCCGGCCGATGGGAAACCGATGCCGGTGGCGAGTACTTCGCAGCCGGTGTAGGGGGTGCGATTACCGGACGTGGCGCGGATTTGCTGATCATCGATGACCCACACTCCGAGCAGGACGCTCTTTCCGAGACGGCGTTCGATGCCGCTTACGAATGGTATACATCCGGCCCTCGTCAGCGTCTCCAACCGGGTGGAACGATCGTATTGGTGATGACCCGATGGTCCACAAAGGACCTGACCGGCCAAGTATTGAAGGCCCAAGCCGCCGATGATCGCGCCGATAAGTGGGACGTCGTCGAATTTCCGGCGATTCTGCCCAGCGGCAAACCGTTGTGGCCTGAATTCTGGAAGCTTGATGAGCTCAAAGGGGTGCAGGCGTCGCTGTCGCCCCAGAAATGGAACGCCCAGTGGCTTCAACAGCCGACGTCAGACACGTCGTCCATCCTTAAACGCGAATGGTGGCAGGTTTGGGAGAACATCGACCGGCCGCCGGAGGTCAGTTACATCCTCCAAAGCTACGATACGGCGTTTTCTAAGAAGGAAACGGCCGACTATTCGGCGATTACGACGTGGGGTGTGTTCCATCCCAAAGAATTCGGCAGCCCCAATCTGATTTTGCTCGACATGCAGAAGGGCCGATGGGAGTTTCCAGACCTCAAGCGCATTGCGCAGGAGCAATATCTGGAGTGGGACCCGGATATGGTCCTGATTGAAGCCAAGGCCTCGGGTCTACCGCTGACCTACGAGTTACGACAGATGGGAATCCCGGTCACCAACTTCACCCCGAGCCGTGGTAACGACAAAATGACGCGTGTGCATGCCTGTGCGCCGCTGCTAGAGTCGGGCCAAATCTGGGCACCTGCGACACGATGGGCTGACGAGCTTATAGAAGAATGTGCAGCGTTTCCGAACGGTGATCACGATGACTTGGTTGACTCGACTACACAGGCTATTCTACGATTCCGTCAGGGTGGATTCGTAACAGACCCGTCAGACCATTGGGAAGACGTGGTTCGCACTAGAAGGGCCTATTATTAATGGCTGTTGAAAAAAATATCGCGGATATCGACATCGAAGTCGAGGGCAATCCTTTTGAAACGGATCTCACCGAAGAGAACCCGATGTTTGAAGGTATTCCGACAAACCAACTGCCGGATTACATGGTTGAGGACGAAGACGGTGGTGTAACCATCGACCTCGAACCACAATCTTCGGATCTTGAACTTGCCGCTGCGTTACAAAACCACGATGCAAATCTGGCTGAAGTGCTGGATGACCGAGATCTCGCCCGTATCGCAGGCGACTTACTCGACGGCTACGACAATGACCGAGCCTCGAGAGAAGAATGGGAGCAAAGCTATGTCAATGGATTGGACCTCCTTGGTTTCAAGTACGAAGAACGTACTGAACCGTTTGAAGGCGCGTCTGGTGTCACCCATCCGCTTCTTGCGGAAGCCGTAACACAGTTCCAAGCGCAAGCGTACAAAGAATTGTTACCGGCCGGTGGCCCGGTACGCACTCAGGTCGTGGGTTTGCCAACACCGGAGCGTATAGCTCAGGCGGATCGCGTCAAGGAGTACATGAACTATCAGATCGTTCATGTCATGGAAGAATACGACCCGGATATGGACCAGATGTTGTTCCATCTTCCACTTGCGGGGTCGACATTCAAGAAGACGTATTTCGACGATGCCAAAGGACGGGCAGTTTCTAGTTTTGTTCCGGTCGAGAATCTCGTCGTTTCCTACTCTGCGACAGACATCGCTTCCGCCGAACGGGTCACCCACGTCCTGAACCTGACAGCCAACGAATTACGTCAAAACCAAGTCTATGGTTTCTATCGTGACGTCGATCTCAGTCCGTCCCAGATCACCCGTGGTGATATCGGTGAGGCAGAAGACGAAGCGGAAGGCGTACGTCCGGGTGCAAGCGATGAAGCGTTTAGCATTCTCGAAGTACACACCTACCTAGACATCCCGGGTTTTGAAGATAAAGGTGAAAACGGTGAACCAACGGGCATTGCGCTGCCGTACGTCGTAACCGTCGACGAAGACAGTGCTGAGATTCTGTCCATCCGCCGTAACTGGCGTGAAGGCGATCTCAAGCGCATGCCGGTGCAGTACTTCACGCACTACAAATTCCTGCCGGGCTTGGGCTTCTATGGCCTTGGCTTGGTACACATGATCGGTGGTCTGTCTCGTGCAGCCACTTCACTGCTGCGTCAGTTGATTGACGCCGGTACGTTCAGCAATCTGCCTGCTGGGTTTAAGACTCGCGGCGTGCGCATCTCGGACAGCGACGTTCCGCTGCAACCGGGTGAGTTCCGTGACATGGATGCACCGGGCGGTGACCTGCGTGCAGCCATCATGCCGCTGCCGTACAAAGAACCGTCTCCGACGCTGTCCAATTTACTTGGCTTCTTGGTCGGTGCAGGCCAACGCTTTGCTGCGATTGCAGACATGCAAGTCGGTGAAGGCGATCAGACGGCTGCGGTAGGTACCACCATGGCGATGATGGAGCGTGGCACGAAAGTCATGTCGGCCATCCACAAGCGCCTGTACAACGCACAGAAAATCGAATTCAAAATCCTTGCGCGTATCTTCCGCGACACCACGCAACAGTACCCATACGAAGTCATGGGCGTACAGCCGCAAGCCGCAGCGCAGGACTTTGACGATCGGATCGATATCCTACCGATCGCTGACCCCAACATCTTCTCTATGGCGCAGCGTGTCACGCTGGCGCAGGCGCAGTTGCAGTTGGCACAGACCAACCCGCAGATGCACAACCTGCATGAAGCGTTCCGCCGTATGTACGAAGCCCTCGGTGTACAGAACATCGAGCAAATCTTGCCCCCACCGCCGAAACCCACACCATCTGATCCCGCTGAAGAGAACAGTCGTGCGTTGATGGGGCAACCTATTCAGGCCCATGAAGCTGAAGACCATGACGCACACATCGCTGCACACTTGGCGATGATGCAAACCCCGCTGGTGCAGGCTGTACCGCAGGTCATGGCGAACATGATGGGCAACATCCTGCAACACATCAGCATGAAAGCTCGTGCGATGGCGCAGCAGGAGATGGCACAACAGATGCCGCAGCAGCAACAGCTCCCGGGCATGATGCCGCCGCAGCAGCAGCAACCAGACCAAGCCCAAGTGCTTGCGCGTGCCTCGCAGATCGCGTCTCAGATGACTTCGGAGCTGGTACAAAACCTAACTCCGCAACAGCAGGGCGATCCGCTTGTAATGCTCCGAGCCCAAGAGCTCGCCTTGAAGGAACGCGACCTCCAGCGGAAGGAACGCGAATTCCAGCAGAACTTGATGTTGAAGAAGCAGGATCAGGACGCCGACCGCGACGTGCAGCGTGAACGCATCCAGACCACTGAAGACATTGCTCAGCTCCGCGCAAACATTGCTCTGGAAAAGATGAACAGAGCGCAAGGTAACCAAGGCGGGTATTAATCATGGATAAGACACGTTCGGAAGATTTTCGCAAGGCGAAGTCCAAGGCTAAGACCATGGGCGAGCTGGAGAAAAAGTATAAGGGCGAACGCCGTAAAAGCGCTGCCAAGGCTGCCGTAAAAGCGGCAGGCAAAGGTGCTAAAGCGGTAGCCAAGCGAATCGGCCCTGTAGGCATTGCTTACGGCGGCTATGAAGTATCACAAGGTCGTGTTCCTGTGCTTAGCGACGCGAAAGATCTTGCCAAGTGGGCGAAGTCCGACGAAGCCAAGATGCTTGCTGAAGCGTTTAAGGAAGACCCGACGGGCATGGCGAAAGACACATTGGAAACTCTTATCGCGCCTCTTCGTAAGAAAGTAAACCCAAAATCGAAAATTGCGGAAGAATATGGCTACGCCAAAGGTGGCGAAGTCAAAGGCGGCCACTGTCGTGGTGGCGGTAAAGCTGTTCAAGGAACCAAATTCAAAGGAGTTAAGTGATGGCTGATCCAGTCAAGAAAAAGGTCGCCGATGTGCTGACCGGTGCTGCGCTTAAAGCGGCGAAGAAGCGTGCGGCGAAGAAAACCACAACTGAACCGATCAAGACGAAAGCTCCTGAATCGGCGAAGAAAAGCCCTACTACCGGTGCTGCTGCGAGCAAAGCACTGGGTGAAGGTAAGTCCGTAACTGCTGCTGATGTAGCAAGAGCGGCGAAGAAGCAACCGGGCGGTTACAAGAACCCGGCTGCGCGTAAGCTCGGTCGCGGTCGGCGTCCTCAGCCTGCGGATATTGCAAAGAGCAAGGCGCCGAATGCCGCTGAAGCTGCAAAGAGCCTGAAGAGCAAGTCTGCTAAACCCGGCGGTGCAGCACGTCAGGCCACCGGCAACAAGAGCGGTGCTTCAGGCAAGTTCGAGAAGGGCCAGAAAAAGGCTCCGCTGACTCGTACTGAGAAGGTCGGTATTGCGGGCGCTACTTTGGGTACTGCGGCTTTCGTTGCGAAGGATCGTAACCAGAGTGGCCGTAACGTCACCAAGGCTGACAAGAAAATGACGACAACGAAGGGTTCTACCGAAGCGCAGATGGAGTCTGCTCGCGCTGCTGAGAAGAAGCGTTACGAAGCTCGTAAGAAGGCTGCTCTGGCTCGTGCAAAGGCACAGTCTGACTTCTTCTACAAGGAGTACAAGAAGAAGAAGGACTCCGAGAAGGGCTACCTGCGCGATAGCGAAGGCAAGCGTGTCAAGAGCGGCTTTGGCGAAGACATTCGTACCGGCTACAAGAAGGGCGGCCGTGTCATGAAGAAAGCCGGTGGCGGCGAAGTCAAGCCAGTCACGCCTACGCAAGCTATGCGTGTTCGGGCTAAAGAGATGGAAGGCATGACTAAAGAACAGCGCATGGCTAAGCTCAAGAAAGAGATGCCTAGAAAGCCGGGTCCGAAGCGAGTGAAGTACAAGAGCGGCGGTGCTGTTAAGGGCTGCGGCATGGCGAAGCGCGGTTTTGGCAAGGCTATGAAGAAGTAATAACCAACCTCACGGGGGCTTCGGCCCCCGTGCTTTCATGTGGAGACATGCTATGGACCCGTATTCGGTTCTAGAATACTTAAAGAAAAAAGTTGCAGAACGTGAGAAAGATCTAGAGAATGTAGTCTTGTCTGGCTCAGTTGTAGATATTAGCCAGTACAAAGGCGTTATAGGCGAGTTACGGGGACTCTCGTTTATACGTTATGAAATACGGTCCCTGCTAGAGAAAATGGAGAAAGCTGAGAATGTCTAACGTCTTCGTGCCGAAGCATATTCGGGAAGAAGAGGCTGTTGTTAATGAGGCCTCAGTTAAAGACGCATATGTCCGTTTGGACCCCACCAAGTTGGATCAAGAAGAACTTGATCGACTGCCTACTCCGTCCGGTTGGCGCATTCTGGTCCTGCCTTACGCAGGTCCGTCTGTCAGCAAGGGCGGGATCCTGATGACAGATTCCTATCAAGACCAACAAAACCGCACCACCGTGGTCGGTTACGTCGTGTCTATGGGTTCTGAAGCCTACGGCGACGAGCGGAAGTTTCCGTCCGGCCCATGGTGTAAGAAGGGAGACTGGATCGTATTTGGCCGATATGCCGGTGCTCGTTTCAAGATTGACGGCGGTGAACTCCGTTTGCTCAACGATGACGAGGTACTAGCTGTACTATCGGACCCTGACGCAATTTCACACGTATAAGGACGTGCTATGGTAGACGAAAAACTACAAGACGAAAATGAAGAGACCGTCGTCGAACTTGAAGGTGAAGAAACCGAAGAAGCAAGTGCTGAGCCCGAAGTTTCTACAGAAGCCAAAGCGGACGACGATGAGCTAGAGAATTACAGCGAGTCTGTCCAAAAGCGCATCAATCGCTTGACGAAGAAGATGCGCGAAGCTGAACGTCGCGAGCAAGAGGCTCTGGCCTTTGCTCAGGGCGTGAAAGGCGAAATGGACAGTTTGCAAAGTCGTATGAAGGAGCTGGACACCAATTACAGCACCGAGTACGAAGGTCGTGTTACGAGCCAACTAGACTCCGCGAAGCGTGCGTTTAAGGAAGCTTATGAGGCTGGCGACGTTGACAAGATGGCCGAAGCCCAGCAGCTCATGTCCAAGATCACGATTGATCAGGAACGGCTGCGGTTGTATCGTCAGAATCAGCCCAAGGAAGAGGCGGCGGCTGCGCCACAGCAGCAAGCCCCTCAACAGGCGGCTCCGCGTCCGACCCCGGATGCCAAGGCGCAATCTTGGGCAGAGAAGAACGAATGGTTCGGTACGAATGAACGCATGACGCACATGGCATTCATAACACACCGAGAACTTGTAGAAGATGAAGGGTTTGACCCATCGTCTGATGAGTACTATGATGAGCTAGACCGGAGAATGCGTCGGGACTTCCCGAACCAGTTCTCTGCAAATGATGAATCGAAGCCTGCGGCACCCAAGCCCGCCCAAACCGTCGCAAGTGCTTCGCGTAAACCAACAAGCAATGGGCGCAAGAGCGTAAAACTCTCCAAGAGTCAGGTGGAAATCGCCAGACGACTAGGGGTCCCGCTCGAAGAATATGCACGTTACGTGAAGGAGGCATAAGATGGCTGAGTTCGAAATTGAAAAAAGCGATCGCGCCCCTCGCGCTAAAACTACTCGCTCTGATATGGAGCGCAGGAAACCTTGGCGTCCCCCGTCACTTCTGGATGCGCCTGAACCCCCAGAGGGGTACAAGCACCGCTGGATTCGTGCGGAGATGGTAGGTCAGGAAGACCGTAAGAACGTGACAGCTCGTCTCCGTGAAGGGTTCGAACTGGTACGTGCTGAGGAATATCCTGACTTCGAAGCTCCGACTATCGAAGAAGGCAGACATGCAGGTGTCATCGGTGTAGGTGGGTTGCTGCTAGCAAGGGTTCCGGTAGAAACAGTCCGAGAACGTAATGCGTATTTCGCGGGACTGACTGAAAGTCAAATGGCAGCAGTGGACAACGATATGCTTCGTGAAGCACATCCGTCCATGCCGATCAGTAAACCTGATCGACAGTCTCGAGTTTCATTTGGAGGCTCGAGGAAGTAACCACTTAATGGAGATTAACCATGGCTAATGTTGACAACCCTAATGGTTTCACTCCTGCGTACCACCTGACCGGCGGTACCATTCGTCAAAAGGAATACCGTATCGCTGATGATTACGGTACCCGCATTTCGAATGGTGACGTAGTAAGCCTTACCACTGACGGTACTATCGTCATTGGCGCAGCTTCTACTGCCGCAATCGGCGTATTCGCAGGTTGTTCTTTCACCAAAGACGATGGCGAAATCGTATTCAGCCCGCACTGGCCTGCTTCGCAGTCCGTAAAGGGTTCTTATGCGACCGCATACGTCTTCGATGACCCGATGATCGTTTATCGTGCACAGTTCTCCGGCGCCTCTGGCATCGCGGTTCTGGGCGGTACCTTCGATCTTCTGCCTACTGGCAGCACCTCAAGCAATGGTCGTTCCGTAATGGAAATCGACTCTTCAGACGCTACTGACGTTCTGTTGCGTGTACTGGACTTCGTCGCTTCTCCAAGCAACGATCCTGCGCAGGACAACGCTGAAGCTTATGTCGTGATTGCTGAGCACCAGTTGGCGTTCTCCGCAACCTCTGGCGACATTTCTTAAGGAGCTAAATCATGGCAATTAATCGTGCACAACTCGTAAAAGAGCTGGAACCGGGCCTGAACGCTCTGTTTGGAATGGAGTACAACCGTTACGCTGAAGAGCATAAGGAAATCTTTGACGTCGAGTCTTCTGACCGTGCGTTCGAAGAAGAAGTAATGCTCTCTGGCTTCGGTGAGGCCTCGGTCAAGGGCGAAGGCGCTGGCGTCACTTATGACACCGCATCTGAAGCTTGGACCTCGCGTTACCAGCACGAAACGATCGCGCTGGCATTCGCGATCACTGAAGAAGCGATCGAAGACAACCTGTATGACAAGCTGTCTTCCCGCTATACCAAGTCGCTGGCACGTTCCATGCGTCACACCAAGGAAGTTAAGGCTGCCGCTGTTCTGAACAACGGCTTCTCCTCTTCCTACACCGGTGGTGACGGTATTGAGCTGTTCGCTACGAATCACCCGCTGACCTCTGGCGGCACCCTCCGTAACGAACCGTCAACCGCTGCTGACCTGAACGAAACCTCACTCGAAAATGCACTGATCGATATCGCTGCATACGTCGATGAGCGTGGTCTGAAGGTTGCTATCAACGCTCAGAAGCTGATCATTCCGTCTCAGCTCCAGTTCGTTGCCGAGCGCCTGATGCGTTCTGAAGGTCGTGTAGCTACCGCTGACAACGACATCAATGCTGTACGTAGCATGGGCTTCTTGCCGGGCGGTTACACTGTCAATCATTACCTGACTGACAGCGACGCTTGGTTCATTAAGACCGACGCTCCGAACGGCATGAAGATGTTCAACCGTTCTCCGGTTAAGACCTCAATGGAGGGGGACTTTGAGACCGGCAACGTCCGTTACAAGGCGCGTGAGAGGTATTCTTTCGGCTGGAGCGACCCTCGCGCTATGTACGGCAGCCCCGGCGCAGCGTAATAAATCAACTACTTAGGTTGATTGGAAGCCCCTCTTCGGAGGGGCTTTTTATTTTCTTGACAAAGCCTCCTGACTACCTATTATTCCCTGTATCGAAACACAGGAGAACCGGCATGGGGTTACCGCAAACAAGAAAAGCTGCTCGTGAAATGGGTTCTGAGTTCTATTTCACAGGTAAACCTTGCAAACACGGGCATTTTGCCCCGCGTATAACCGCACGAGGGGAATGCGTAGAATGTCGCAAAGAAGGTTGGCAAAGAGAAAACGAAAGGCGCAGAGCTCTACCTGCGTCAGATGCTCTGAAAGCCAGCCAACGCCGCTACTATGAGCGGAACAAACCTTTGGTGATAGCTAGGGCACAGGCGCGCCCGACGGAAGACAAGCAGGCATATCGGCGCAAATGGAAGCAGAACAACCCAGAGCGCAATCAGGCCAACAATAACGCATGGCGGCGCAGACAAAAGAACGCCACCCCCAAGTGGCTTACGAAAGAGCAGCGCCGTTCGATCAACCAGACTTATTTGTACGCCAAGCATATGACAGAACTTACGGGCATCAAATATGTAGTCGACCATATAATTCCCTTGCGAGGGGGAAACGTGTGCGGCCTTCATGTTCCTGAAAATTTAAAACTGCTCACCCACGAAGCTAATTGTAGGAAATCTAACAAGCATTAAGTCGCCAAAACCCGCTTGACTAGAATATCTAGCAGGCGTATAAAACTCGTAAGTCTGGGAAATCCAGCTACGTAGACCGGCCCAGCGGACATTGCAGATGACTACGTAGCGAGTGCTGCAACACGGAGATACTCTGATGGGCACTACTGTTTTTTCTGGTCCGATTAAAACCGGTACCGTTCGTGAAGGTTCTTCCGCAAATGTCGGCAACGTAGTGCTGTCTCAGACCGCTACTGTCGCCTATACCGATGACGGCACTGCTGTGTCCGTCGCTACCATCCCAGCTAACTCTCAGATCATCGACCTGTATGTTGACGTACTGACCGTGTTTAACGGTTCTGGCACCGATCTACTGGATCTCGGCGACGGCACCACCGCAAACCTGTATGCAGACAACCTCGATTTGTCTTCTGCTGCACGTGTCCGTGGTTCTAGCGACGCCTCTCAGTTGGCTGAACTGGACGATGTTGGCTCCTCTGACGTTACCGTTTATGCAACTTACACCGACGCTGGCGGCGACGCATCTACTGGTTCTGCTCGCGTAACGGTTGTTTACGTACAGAAGTAACCGGCCATTGGCCTTTATTTGTAGCCCTTCGGGGTCTTTGAAAGAGGATTTAACATGGCAGATGCAGTAACCACGCAGGTTCTGGTCGATGGTCCGAAAACCGCGGTCCTGAAGTTCACCAACGTCAGCGACGGTACAGGCGAATCCGCCGTGGCCAAAGTGGACGTGTCCACTCTGGCAGACACTCCGTCTAAGGTTAAGATCATGCAGGCGTGGTTCACCACCGATGGCATGTCAGTTGACGTCCTGTTTGACGCGACAGCCAACGTACTGGCGTTTACTGCTCCGGCTGGTCTGACTGACCATCTGGATTTCCGTTCTTTCGGCGGTATCCAGAACAACGCGGGCACCGGTGTGACGGGCGACATCCTGTTCACCACTCGCAATCACACGTTGGGCGATACTTACTCCATCATTCTTGAGGTGAGTAAGTCCTAATGGCTGTATCCGGCTCTACAAACTGGACGCTTGACGCTTCTGAGATTATCGAAGAGGCGTACGAGCGTATCGGTCAAGAGCTGCGCACCGGATACGATGCTCAGACGGGCCGCCGTTCCTTGAATCTCCTGTTGGCCGATTGGGCCAACAGGGGCATTCATCTCTGGATGGTTGACTCAGATTCGCAGGCGTTGACGGCGAGCACGGCAAACTACACACTTGATGCAGCGATCGTTGATATCATGGATGTTGTAGTTCGTAGAGACGGTACAGACTATTTACTCGAACGCATTTCACGTAACGAATACCAGAATCTGCCGGTCAAGACCGTCGAAGGTCGCCCGACCCAGTTCTGGATTGATCGTCAACGCGATGCTCCGGTGATTTACCTGTATCCGACTCCTGAGAATTCAACGGATGTCCTCCGGTTCTACAAGATGGTTCGGGCCGATGACATCGATGCGGCCGTGAATAATGCGGATGTACCGTACCGGTTCTTACCGGCATTGACTTCCGGGCTTGCGTACCACCTCGCGGTGAAGCGCAACCCCCAAATGGTCCCGTTGCTCAAGCAGCTTTACGACGAAGAAATGTTCCGCGCAGAGCAGGGTGATCGGGATGATACCAACATGCGGTTGGTACCAAATTTGAGGGGCTACTAATGCCCTTTGCAGTTGGCAAACGTGCTCTTGCCATCTGCGACCGCTGCGGATTTCAGGTCAAGTATTTGGCACTGAAAGAAGAGTGGAACGGATCTCGAGTGTGCCCGGAGTGCTTTGAAACCAAGCACCCGCAGCTCGAGCCTTCAGGTAAACGTGCGGATGCAGAGGCTCTGCGTCATGCCCGCCCTGATCGTGACGAACCACCGGTGAGTGCTGCGGATGCAGCTACGTACCAAGATTTTATTGATAGCAGGCAGTTCTGATGGCGGGTTACACCTACACAACGCTGAAGCAAGCGATTCAGGATTACACGGACAATACCGAAACGGTATTCGTGAGCCAGATCGACAGCTTCATTCAGAACGCTGAAGAACGCATCTTGAAAGAAGCGAATCTCCAAGTGTTCCGCAAGAACGCATCTGCTTCGTTTACCAGCGGCAATAAATACCTGCCGAAGCCAAGCGACTGGTTATATACGTTTTCGATGTCCTATACCGACTCGAACAGCGATAGCTATTTCATGCTTCACAAAGATGTCAACTTTGTTCAGGATTATTGGCAGACGCCTTCTGACACTGCTGCACCAAAATACTATGCCGATTTTGACTATCAAAACTTCCTTATTGGCCCTACTCCAGACGACGCATACAACGTTGAGATCCACTATGGATATCGTCCGCAGTCGATTACCGCAGCGGGCACAACATGGATCGGAACCAACGCGGGTCCGGCACTACTCTTTGCCTCCTTGGTGGAAGCGTACACATTTATGAAGGGTGAGCCGGACATGATTAAGGTCTACAATGACCGCTATCTTGAATCGCTTGATCGCCTCAAGAACCTCGGCGAAGGTCAGTCGAACAACGACCAGTATCGCCGTGGTCAGGTACGGAGAGCACCTAACTAATGTTTGGCGTAGAAGTCAAAGTTGATATGCCCTTCGATGTGAAGGTGCAGACTACGAATAACCGGGGTTTTACCCCAGAAGAGCTTGCTGAGCAGGCTCTGGAAAAAATTGTGTCGGTGTCTGATAACGCCGATCCGATGGTGCGTGAGCAAGCTCACGCGTTTAGAGAACGCATCCGTGCGGTTCTGGTTCACTACCTGAAGCAGGCAGCACGAAGCGATCGTACGACGGTCTGTGCAGCTTTAGACGCGGCGGGCCAGAAAAGCCTTTCTGAAATGATTAGGAGACTTTGATATGGCTATTTCACAGGCAATGTGCACCAGCTTCAAATCTGAACTGCTGACTGCTGAACACAACTTCGCTAACTCTGGCGGCAACACTTTCCGTATTGCTCTGTACACCAGCTCCGCTACTTTGGATGCGAGCACTACCGCGTACAGCGCGACCAACGAAGTATCTGGTACCGGTTACACCGCTGCTGGTAACGCGTTGACTAACGTGGACCCGACTACCTCTGGCACGACTGCGTACACTGATTTCGCGGACACCACTTGGTCTTCCGCGACGATCACCGCCAATGGCGCTTTGATCTACAACGATAGCCACGCCTCTGACGCAGCTGTTTGCGTACTGGCCTTCGGCGGTGACAAGACCTCGACCAACGGTGACTTCACAATTCAGTTCCCGACTGCTGACGCGTCTACCGCAATCATTCGTATTGCCTAAGACGTTGAGGTAGCGGAGCGCGGTTGTGGCTTTTACGTGGGGTGAACTAGAGTTTGGCGCTTCCGGTTTCGGCGGCATCCAAACTCAGACGCTCTCTGTATCCGGCGTATCGGCCACAACCGCTGCCGGAACTGTAATTCAGCGCACTGAAAACACGGTTGTTGTTTCTGGTGTAGTTGGGACCGCTGCGGTTGGCGACGAAGTTGCAGCAGCAAATGCTGATGTAGTAGTAACGGGCCTTCAGGGCACTTCAGCATTAGGTGACGAAGGAAACATCGCCTCTGCGCTAGTTGAGGTCAGCGGGGTTTCAGCTGGGGCATATACCTCAGCAGGCTGGGGTGAACTGCCGTATGGCGAGCAGCCGTTTGGCACGAGCGTGTTTATCGCGTTGGGGTACACCATATACCCAGAAGGGTTCGTTGCCACTGCCTCTGTCAACAACGTAACGGTTGTAGCTGAGTCAAACTACGAACTAAGCGGCGTTGAGGGCACTGCGTTCCTTGGTGATGAAACCCCGACCGCAGACGCGGTTGTGGTTGAAGAGGGTGTAGAAGCTACTGGGGCTGTTGGCTCCGTAGTTACTGTCGCTAAGGCTGTAACTGTGCCGACGGGAGTTGAAGGATCTGGTGAAACCGGATCTCCAACAATAGTAGCTAAGGCAGTTGTACTCCCGACCGGTGTTTCTGGTTCTGTTGCTCTAGGCGCAGAAACGGTAGAAGCTGATGCGGTTGTCATTGAAGACGGCGTGTCGGCTACTGGCGCAGTTGGCTCGGTTGTCACGGTAGCTAAAGCTGTAGTTCTCCCGACCACGGTTGTCGGAACTGGGGCTGTAGGCTCTCCAACAATAGTAGCTAAAGCTGTAGTTCTCCCGACAGGCGTATCTGCTACAGCTGCGCTCGGAGATGAAAGTGTTACGGCGGCAGCGGTTGTCATCGAAGACGGCGTGGCGGCTACTGGCGCCGTAGGTAACGAGACTGTTGTGGCTAAAGCAGTCGTCGTTCCGATCGGAGTTGTCGGAACAATGGGCGTGACACGTCCTACCGTATGGGGTAATTTAGCCCCAGCATACTCAGACATTTGGTCAGAAATAAAAGCCGCTTAATGGAGCGAGATTATGGCTAGTACTTATTCAACAGCGGGTCTTGAGCTTGTAACCCAAGGGGAACAGGCGGGCCAGTGGGGCGACACCACCAACACCAACTGGGAGTTGATTGAAGAAATGGTGGGCGGGGTTGTCTCCGTCGCGCTTACAACTACTAGCGAAACGCTTTCGATAACTGACGGCGCCTCTTCGGATGGTCGCCATGCTGCGGTCGTATTTACAGGTTCACCGGGCGGTACTTGTACCGTGACTGTAAGCCCGAACGACATGCAGAAGATTTATTTTGTCGTTAATAACTCAGATCAAACCGTTTCTATGTCGCAAGGGTCTGGCGCTAACGTCAGCATCGCGGCGGGCAGCAAGAAGATTGTTTACTGCGATGGCGCAGGTGCAGGTGCGGCCGTTGTCGACCTGACAACTAATCTAGACATCAGTGGCCTCCACCTCGGCGGAACTGAAGTTACTGCCACGGCTACTGAGCTTAACTATGTAGACGCTACGTCTTCTATCCAGACTCAGCTTGATGCGATGGTCGAGAAGGCTGGCGATACCATGACTGGGTTCTTAACCCTGCATGCGGACCCGACTTCAAATCTCCACGCAGCAACTAAGTCCTATGTGGATGAAGTGGCTCAAGGCGTTGCTCTAAAACCTTCGGCACTTGCTGCTTCTACGGCGAACATCAGTGGCACTTACGA